TAATAGAGAAAGAAATAGGTGAGAGTGGGACGCCCCATTTACAAGGATATTTTGAATTTAAAACTAAAATGAGACCTTGTTCAGTGTTTGTAAAATGTGATAGAATACATTTTGAAAAAGCAAAAGGGACAAGAGAACATAACAATATATATTGTAGTAAAGACGATAATATAGTTATTTCTATAGGACGCCCCAAACCCATTAAGATAATACAAACCTTATACGATTGGCAAAAAAAGATAGAAGAATTAATTTTAACAGAACCGGATAACAGGAGTGTTTATTGGTTCTATGATAAAAAAGGCAATATTGGCAAAAGTGCTTTTATAAAATATTGTATAGTCAAACATAAGGTTTTATTTTGTAGTGGTGGAAAAATGAGTGATATAATGAATTTAGTATTCAACCAAAATATGGACGAGTGTAATTGTGTTATGTTTAATATTCCAAGAGCAAACGAAGGTTTTGTTTCTTATTCTGCCCTTGAAAGTATAAAAGACGGTATGGTATGTAATACCAAATATGAAACAGGTGTCAAAATCTTTAACTCGCCTCATTTAATTTGTTTTGCTAATTTTCCTCCGGAAAATATGCAAAAACTTAGTGCTGATAGATGGATTATCACTAATTTAGGGGAACCGGAACTGGAGAGTGATGATGAATATATATGAATAGATTTTTCATTTATAGTATTTAAAATTATAAATGAAAAGTTGCTGGATTAACAATCCTCAACCCCTTTCAGGGGTAGAAGGGTTTTCGTCAGTTAAGCACAATTTTATTTGTTATTTGCTTCGCCAGTCAAATTTATGTGCTTATGCGTCTTCATATTCTGCGTAAGTTTCACACATTAAAGTGTAATATGATTGTTTGCCACCATTATTAATAGTTCCTAAAGAAGATGCTAAAGGCGTAAATCTCGCCCATACTGCTAAATTTTTAATATTGACATCTATAGGAACATCAATTTGGTCATCATATACTATATGTTTATTTTTACATATATACTTACATACATCAAAACCAAAAGTGCGTGTTAAACTACATTCATTATTCGGTGTCATACTATACGATGGATTTGCTCCTAAAGTTCCAGCGGAGGTTCCTACTTTGAACCTTTTATGATAATATACTTTATATTTATATTTATTCACTGTGTGAAATATTTGTGTATCACTACCAAGTGGTGTTTCGCTTATTGCTCCATTATTTAAAAAATTCGCTAATGTTGAACTTACAGGTGTGCCATCATGCGTTTTTCCAAAATAAACATCTACATACCCTTGATATGAATTAAACAAAAATGTATCTTCATTAGCAATACCACCTGAATATTGAGGACTAATATATCCTTTGATTATCCACCTTTTTAGTTTTATCACACTACCTATTCTATGGTTATCTTGAGTTCCTCTTGTTATGTTAAAAAGTCCATTAGCACCTGAATGAAAATTATTCATAACATACCAATTGAAAGTACTACCAAGTCCTATAGCAATTGCTCCTTTATACGCTAAAGTTGCTGTATTCTTATTTTCAATATTTCTTGATATTTGATTTTTAACGATTTGAAGAACCGCCTTTTTTCCTAAACCAGTGTTTCTTTTTTTATAAATTGCTTTCTTAGGTTTAACAACTGCTACAACTTTCATTTTTTTATTACGACGCGGAAAATATACCATTCAAAAAGAATAATATATATTCACTTGAGAAAAAAAATTTTAGAATTTAACGCAATTAATTAAAAAATTCCTAAATATTCCTAAACTTTTCTAAACAAAAGAAAAAAAAATTTGGTTTCAAACTTATTTCTTTTTTTTTTAAACTGCGTTTATTTAGGAAAATTATTTTCTAAATATATATTTATAAAAATGCCGAAAACCAATAGTTCCGTTAGTTCCATTGAGGAGGGTAATACTATAACCTCCTCAAAGCAACAAATTGCTCCCTCTATTAGATGGATTATGGTCTTAAATAATTATACTGATGATGAAATTATTTATATTAGTTCCATTTGTTCCAAATTTTGTAAATACGCCATAATAGAGAAAGAAATAGGTGAGAGTGGGACGCCCCATTTACAAGGATATTTTGA